ACAACTCTATATAAGTCTAGTACTCTTTTGATGTGGTCTGGAAAGTCAGTACTCGTCCTCATTCCTGAAGTGCCTTGGTTTTGCAATGTTGCTCCACCTAGAGTCTGTCTTTGCTTATGCTCATCTTTTACATAGTACGTAATTAAGTCAAATATAGCGAGTTTTAAATCTTTAGGACATTCAGAGTAACCTGCGTTATAAGTAATCTTAACGCTTCCAACTCCTTTTGCCCAATTTTTTGTATTGCCTTGTTCATCGGTTCTGATGATAGCATCGGATTCTAGGTCTACATAGTATTCATAGTTTCCTGTTGTTAAAGTTGAATAATCCCCACTATATGATGTTCTTTCTTGAACAACATCAACAGCAGTTAACGGACTCTCGCTGACAATTATCGTTGAGGTGTAGTTATCGCTGATTGAAAAGGTTTCAACTTTATTAGTAGAATAGTAGTCAACAAATGAAGTACCACAGTACTTCTTCACTAAGTCAGATACCTGAGGAACTATTACATTGAGACGGTCGTCTTCTTTCTCGCCTCTAATTCCTTCAGCGTCTTTATATTCGTTTGTTGTTACTAAATCTGCCATAATATTATATAAAAGTATAGTGGGGGCGAACCCCCACTATAGGTTAGCTATTAACTAGCTTTGAACTTATAAGCCCACTTAGAAGTAGCACCATCGATTAGATCGGTGAAACCAATTCTTTGTGAAGCAACAAGAACTCTTCTTTGGTTAGCAACTTCGTAGTCTGACTCAATTGTCACACCTCTAAGTCTAGGCATTACGTAGTTTCTTGCATATACTGCAATCGCTCCGTACCCATTAGCTGCTTGAGCAGGGAATTCGTCACACATTAAAACACGTGATCCAAATACCTGTCCAATTTCACCAGTGAGTTTAGTAGCCATGTCACCAACTAGATTAGCATCTTGGAATTCTGCGTCTTCTAGTAATTGGAAGTAAGCGCTTTGTGAAATAATATAAGTTACGTCGTTAGGATTAACACCGTATTTGCCCATATTCTTTCTTAAAGCAAGCAATTCTGCAGCAGTAACAGTATCTGAAGCTACAGCTGTTGCTGATTGAGTTTCATCACTATCTGCTGATGCCATTTTGATAAGACCATCAAAAGTTCCTGATGTATAAACACCAGTAGAGTGGTTACCTAATAGTAACGCATTCTCAATACCTTTTGCGTGTGATCTAACAATTGATTCCCTAATTAAAGGAAGAATCGGCATGATTGCATCTTCTTCAGTCTCGTTACCTAAGTAAGATTGTGAAATAAGTTTGTGAGTTGATAGAGTTTTCTCTGTCAAGTCAACACCACCGAAAGGTGCACCATAGGTGTCGCCTGTCTGGGCTAAGTTACCATGTGGAGATGATCCACTGGCTGTTTGTGCTGTAGTAAATTCAGCGTATCCAGAATCTGGAAGGATCGGGATAATCATGTTAGCGGAATTCATTTGAATTTCTCTAAATAACGGTGCTAATACTAGCTCGTTTTGAATATCTCTTTCTACGTTTGTAGATACTATTTGTTCGAAGTCTGCACTAGAAACCGCAACACCTGAATGTGCGTTTACTTTTTCCATTACGCTTTTAGCGTATGGTGTGTCAAATCCTCTACCAGTTGCAAGACCTAAGATCTTGGCATCTACGATATCGCCTTCGAAAGCTTCTTTCCAGTTTTTGTTCCCTCTATCTTGGAAAATTCTTTTTGATTCGCGCATAGCTTGAATCTCTTCGGATTTTTCAGATAGTTCGGATTGAAGTTCTTTAACAACAGACTCTAAGTCTCCTTGTCTCTCTTCAACCTTAGCGGCAACATCATTGATAAGCTTCTCAGCTCCAGAAATACTTGACTTAACAACTACTTTCTGTTTTTCCTGTTCAGCGTCCAATTCAGCTTTTTCAGTAGCTTCTACTTCAGCTTTCGCTGTAGCTTCTGCTTCGTCTTTAGCTTTTTGCTCGGCTTGTTTCATTGCAATGCTAGTAGCAGTTTGATCTGCAACTTGCTTTGCGAATGCTTCAAGGTCGAACTCAGGGCTTACTTCAGGAGTTTTATTTTCTTCTGACATTTTCGTCTCCGTTTTGTCGGCATTTGCCTCGCTTGACTGCTCAATCTTTGCATTCGCGTCGATTGAGGGAGTCTCTTTAATAAAGTTTTTCTTGAACTTATCATACTCTTCCATGCTATCAAATGATTTTGCTAGGGAGAAGACTGCTGTTTGGTTACACGGAACCGAAACTACAGACACTTCAAATAGTTCTGCGTCCTTTATCTTATATCCATCGGTTTCTGATATATAATCAGCGTCCTTGACTTTGAAACCGACAGAAAAAGCTCCAAGAACGCCATCTTTAATAAGATCTTTAATTTCGCCAGCAGATTTGGATATACGAGCAGTAAGCTCTAGTCCATTCTCTGTGACTCCTATTTCTTTTGCACGACCGATTGGTCGGTCGTAATTGTGATTAAACAAAATTACTGGATTGTTTTTAAAGTTCTCCAATCCACCTTTTGCCCATGCACTACTTTCAATCATATCACCAGCACGATCTAATGCGTTTGTACTAGCTGATCCTTTGATATCTAGTCCACCATCATCGTCTTCGCCTAGTGTCTTGAAAGTATTTGTCCAGTGAAATATCTTTTCCATGGTTAATCCTCCTTTTTAGCCTTTGCCTTTTTAGGGGCAGGGGCAGGAGCCGGGGTAGCTATTTCAATTGGAAATCTAAATTTAGCGGCTGCTAAAACTCTGTTCCATGAACCAAACTTCCTTCTTAAAAGGTAGTCTCTCACAGGAGCTTTCGGGTCCGCTTTATAATCTGATAGGCTTACGGTATCTACATTGTTTGCTTGCATATACTCGCTTAAAGCCTTTAGCATCATATTTTTTGTCATAATTATTCTTCCTCTGCGGGTGGGGTCTCTTCTGGTCTACCACCTTGCTCTGGATTCGCGGCCGATCCTGCAATATTTGCAGGAACTCGCGGTTGATCGAATCCGTCAATCGTCTCAAGTCTCAACGCCTCCCTTGCTTCGTTCGGTGTTAATATTCCCGTATTTACAAGCGTAGCGTAGTAGTTAGCCTGGTCTCTCAATTCAGGCTGAAGTGCGGGCACATCGCTCACATCTTCATTTAGTTTAAAACCGAAGAACCTCTCGAAAGCATACCCCATTTTTCTAATAATAGGTAGTATGGTTTCTAAATAATAAAGACGGTGATTTGGTCTAATGTTAGCATTATTCCCACCGTCCAATAAAATTGGTGGAACACCCATGGCTTCTAGAATAATTCTTTCATTGGTTTTTATACCTTCTTGAAAGTCTAAGTTCTGGAAGTTGACTTCCGTCAAGTTCTCCACCTCTAATCCACCATCTAGGAATAACGGTCTACGACCTCCTGATGTTGGGTTATATCTAGCAATCCAAGCCTGTAACATTCTTTCTTTGATTTTCTCAGAAAGTGTGTTAGGAGACTTGAGTACTAAACCTGGTACTGCTCCGTTCTTGAAGAAGTTATCTTGGAATCTTCTCATACTTCCAAGTAACTGCATGGTTCTCCATGCTGGCTTCAGTCTAGGAACTCCTCTATAAATAGAGTTAAAACTGTTTTCTTTAATATGTATAATCTCTTTTGGACTATACTCTGTTCCGTTATCGAATACAAACTTATCTATGTAAGTACTCTCATCTGTTTCTATTGTAACTTTATCTGCTGGTAAGTGATAAAGGTGCGCCCCATCAAAATAGACAAAAATGTTTCCGTCTATTAGTAGGTCTGTGATTAAATTTCTTTTGAATGAGCTAACGTCCTGAAAAGGATTGGGCTCTCTATTAAGTAACAAATCGAGCTTACCTCGTCTCATATTCTTGACGATATTGTTCATACCTTTTAATTGCTCACCAACATCAAACGGTATATCCGCAGCGTCGTCCACTATCATGTTAACTGCTCGGTTTACTACCTCTAGTTGTTCGTAAGCATTACGGTAATTTGTTGCAACTTCTCTAGTACTAAGAGAACCGCCTTCTTCATTGGCGATATAAGGTTGAGAAGGATTTAACTTCTCATATTCCTCACTTGCTGAGGTTCTTCCTAATATTCTGTCATACCATGCCATATTTGTCTCTCTGTATACCCACCCATCTTTCTTGTTTCTTTGCTGTTACTACTCGAGGGCGTTTGCCGTAGATGGAGTGAAGTTTCATATGATGTTCGTGACATAATGTAACAGCAGCTTCGTAAATTTGTTCGTTGTGTTCAGTTATAAACTCTTCTCTGATACCCATAATATCTTCTGCATCAGTTATTTTAATCTTATTCTTTCTCAGCCAAATCTCTAACAACTCTGTTAGACCGTGAAAATGATGAAAGTCGAGATTCTCTGTTGCTCCACAGATAAAGCATTCCGTCCCTTTATTGTATTTCGACTTAGCCTTGTCCCGAACATATTTAACTAGATCTCGTTTTAGTTCCATAACTTATTCCATTCATTAAATTATACTATCTTTCGGGTATGTTGTCAAGAACTATTTTTGTGCGGTGGTAATTAGAAGCTAGTGGCACTTGTCTCAAACGAGTACAACGCATACCGTAATGCATCAGCCATATGTGATGCCATGTTGTGTTTTGGTTTCTCTTTCAATAAATTCGGATTGGGATCCCATTGGTATTGGTCAAGGGAGATTAGAGTCTCGTGACATCTTTGATCAACTATAAGTCTATCATTATCACAGATTGCTGCCACATGACCTATTCCGTCTAAAACAGATTTCTTTGCGTTAAGAGTACTAATATCGTAGTTTTGTGCAAAATCGAATCTTGTTTGTTGTGCAGCTGAATCTATATAAATATAGTCTATATTCCACTTTTGAATTAACTTCTGTATTTCAGTTGCGTGGTGTTCTGTAGTTCTTTCAGAATCCATATACTCATCTAGTAAATAATATTTACCTGCGTCCCAGTCATATGCTATTACACAGAAAGCTGTAGGGTCTTTGTAACCTACGTCCATTCCAGCAAATATATCCATGCCTGTAATATCTAATTCGGCTAAATCCTGCTGACACTTGTCTCTTTTGAAACCCCATACTTGCCCTTCAAATACATTGAAGTCTGCCATATATTCCTGATTGAATTCGC